AGCCGAAACACCAACGGACTTCTTTACTGCTGTTGCAGACTCAAAATCTTGAACCTGATGCTTGACATACTGGATTTCTCCGCCAAGATCCTCAACTGTCTTTTTGATTGCTTTATTTTCTTCAGCAAGTGTCTCGTAAGACTTCTTCAATTCCTCATGTGAAGCATTTATCTTCTCAAGTTCTGCATTTGCTGCAGTAATAACTTTTTGAAGATCTCCGATTGTTGCTGATTGCAAAGCATAACTCTTTTCAATTGACTCACCAAAGAAGGTTTTGAGGTCAGTGACCATCTTTGTCAAATCAAGTGTATCTTCAACTTCAGAAATATTTACAGCTTTTTCAATGCTAGTATCTTCTGTAGCTTCAGTAACACCTAAAACTTCTTCGGCTGGATTTTCTACATCTGCTGCAACTTCTGCAACTTCTGTAACTGTATCTTCTGCCATTTTGCTACCTCCTTCGTTGAGTGAAATCTCGTCACTCTTTTTAAGTCCGTTTTCAAACGTAACTTTTTTATTTGTATTTTGATCAGGATAAAGATTAATTGAAGCATTGCTATCAATTACATTATCTGCCAAACCTGGGGCAGCGGTCTCTAATGCTGCGTGATCTGATGCAGGGGCATCATCTTTTTTAAAATAAGTATCAATTACTTTTTCAATTGCTTCAAACTTTTCAATGTCTTTTTGCTCAACCCAACCAATGTTTGTCATAGGTGTATCACAAACTACACAGTCTTTTGACAAAGCTTCTGATGTTGATGCAACTTCATCTTGCTTACACCAAAATACGTTTTCTAGAATTACTTCTGAAGCCATTCCTTTAATAAAAGAAGATCCATCGGTATTCTTTTGAATAGACATAAAATTAGCTAATTGATTTGCTGGAGAATCTACTAATGAAAGCTCATGTAATTCATAGTCATGAATAACACGGTAAGTTTTATCTGAACCATCTTCTGTTTTTTCCATTTTTGCATCTTTGATATTACCGCCGATAGAAAATCCTGAGTAGGTGCCGTCTAAGCACTTTTCCCAAGCATCTTGAGCACCTTTTGAAATATAAGCAGTTACATAAATGCCATTATATTTTTTTTGTGTTTCTGGATCAAAAAAAGTATCTTCTTTAAAATCAACCATCTTACCTACGGCTACTGGTCCATGCATTTCACGAATATTTTTACGAAAGCCCTCAAATGCTTTTTTATTTGCCTCTCTTGTCACAATATCTCCATGACGGTCAACATTGTCTAAAGACGCAAAACCAGATACAGTTCTCTTCTCTCTGTTTACCTTTGTAATAGGAAAATTAAGAGTAGTTGCTGATTCGCTGTTTTGCCAATAAGTTTTCTGAATATCCATATGTAAATAAATAATAGCATTATTTATAAATAACGCATAATTTTGATAAAAATTATCGTATAATATTGCTATTTATTTTGATGACTTGTTTTACGTCAACCCCTTCTGACTTATAAGATTCCTGTAAAACTGATGGAGTTACTTTACTTCCGTCTTCTATGTTATTAACGTAAGGAGTTTGAATATGAGAATCAGGCATTACGTTGGGGCTAGACATTGAGTTATGTGAAACTAGTCCTCCTGTTATAAACCCGACCAGTACGTACCCAATATGAGGTAAATCACGCTGAAATCCTGTTGCAGCCCATGTACTAAAAGCTCCTGTTGCTGCTATCATTAATTGTTTTGCATCAAAAAGTTGAAACTTAAAGTGATGTTTTAAGCTCATAATGTACCTTTTAATTGATCATAAATTATCTGTGGCACAGTATTTTTTGCTACAGTTATTCCTTGTTTCTTTTCATACTTTACTAAAGCTGCACTTGTTTGAACATTCATTGTTCCTGTATCATAAACTTTTGGAAGAAGTCCCGCTTTTTCTAAAGCTTTTTGAACTGTCCAAACAGCATCATTTACTTGACCTACAGCAAAAGCTTTTTGTGAAGATGGAAAAGGTGGAGCAACAAATACAGTTGTAGATGGAGACGTTACAGTTGAACCATTTGTAGAACCTGGATGTGTTACAAGCATTCCTCCAGTCAAAGCTGTTGCTGTTGCTGCTACTCCTGCAGTAGCTTTTTTGCTGGTAGCAATAGAAGTAGTAGGCTTTAACATTACAGGGTATTTTGGTCTTACCATAGCCATTACAAAAAGATAGTTTCTATGTACTCTCCAACACCCCTCTTTTGTAGGGTCATTTGGATTACCTGTATTAAATCCAATTGTTGTGAAGCCACCTGGAGAAGCTGCTTCTACAATTTCTACATGGTCTACAACACCATCGCCATTCCAATCAAAGAAAGCTAGATCTCCTGGCTGTGCTTGCATCTTATTGACTACTAAACCTTGACGTTGAAACCAAGGAAGTGCTGCTGGGTTATAAGAAAAACCCTTGACAGTTTGTGCAGCAATTAAATGAGATAAACCTACTTGTCCAAAGCACCAAGATATCCCCATCGCACAATATGCAGCATTAGGAACACCATACCAAATTCCATAAGGATTTTCATTGCTAGCACCCTCATGGAACCCTATCTGAGTCCTTGCAACATTAAGCACATCTAGAGCGGTTGCCATTATTAAGCCTGTGCTCTTCCTTCACCCTTTGCATTTCTCGCTTGACCCATTTTATCATTTGCTCCTAGAGTTCTCTCTTGATCTCTTGTCTTATTACCAGCATGGTTTGACATTGTGTCAGAAGCTTCTTTTGGGTTAAGAATAAGAACTTTATCTCCGCCCGAAATTGGAGCAAGACCCTTACGAGCACGAACTTCATTTGGAAGGATAACTTGATCTTTAAGATAACGATCATCAATTCTTGACTGTGTTTCTTCATCTGTAAGTGCAAGTTCATTAAATCTTAAAGTAAACGCATCTGTAAATTCTTTAATTAAAAGGTTAATTTTAAATTCAAGTTCTTCTTGACGAGGACGACAGACTTGCTCTTTAAATGTTTTATCAGCATCTTTAGCATTTGCCAACGAAACACCTTGAGGCATACCAATCTTTGAAATAGGAACACGGTGAGCAATAAGAATACGGTCTCTATTTTCTACTGCATAGTTTTTAAATGAAGAGTCTTGAACTCCCGCTTCAATTGGTTCCATGTTGAATTCAACACGAGCATTTTCTCCATCTGATGGAAGAGGAATATAAAGAGTTCTGTGATTTCTACCACGTAAACCAGTCTGAAAAAATTCAAGCAGTTTACGCTCAGAGTCTGCATTAAGCTTTGCACCTTTTACAGTAATAATATATCTTGGAACTGCTTTATTCTCAAAGTAATCTAAGTTAAAACGTTGTGCGAACTCATCTCCTGCTACTGCATTTTTAGCAGAAAGAATATCTGGAACACCATAATAGGTATTTGATGGTGTGAAAATCTTAAAATGAATTATTTCATTAGGCTGTGGATCTGTACCAATCTGATCAGGAGTTTCTGTGTCTCCAAAATTTCTAAAGAACGTGTAACGATTATAGACAACTTGAACAAAGCCATCACGGTGACGACGGATACGCATAGTAGTTGTAGGTACATGACCAATATAACCAATCTTTCCTGTTGATGTACGACCTACTTCAAGATAAGCATTTCCTGTTGACTCTAGATCAATATAAACTTTTTTCATGTTTTCAATAAAAGAATCATCAGAGTTTAGTGACTCTAAATATCCACGCAAATCAACTTTCGCATCTTCAATTTTTGAGCGGATTTTATCTAATTTTTTAGGAGTATCCATAGCATCTTCAACTTTTTTAGTTGTTGCCCAAGTCTCTTCAAATTTATAGCCTAGTCCAACCACGTTTGCTGCTTTAGCGTTTACAGCGGAGTGATGATATGGAGATACATCATAAAGTTGTGCTAAATACAGCATATTATACGGAGGCTGAACAATTTGAAATAGTGAGTACCCTGTTAAATCAAGAGGGTCAAGTTTTTTAGATTTAGCATCCTGTATTCCAGTGAACGACTTCTCTAGTCTTGATGCTTGGCGACGAAAGTTTGGACCTAAGCCCTCTGCTTTTCTGATATCATCCCATTTGGCACTAAACGGATCTTCAAACTCTAATTCTTTTTTTGCAAACAAATTAAAATCTTCTGGAGTAAAAATTCTTACATCATCTTTATCATTGTCATCATCCATGACTGTTACTGTGTGATCCATTTAGAGCCCCATCTCTTTTGCTTCTTTAAAATAGTCCATCATTGCTGGCAAGTCTTGTGGGTCTGGAACTAATCCCATATCCATTCTAGATCTTTGTTCAGCTAGCTCTTCATCTGTAACGGGTCTATGTCCAGAAAAGAAAATAGGAATCCCGCCTTCTAGCCCATAGTTTCTTGCTGCTGTTTTAAGCTTTTGAATCTGGCGTATATCGCCTTTTATGGACGGGATACTCAAATATGCTCCCTCATCATCCATAACTAAAGAATCGTCTGGCATCTGCCACATATACATACCCCAATTTACTTCATCTACAGGGGTTATTTTCATTTTACTCATATGC